CTCGATGGCGTCCGACATGTTCGAGGTGTAGATCACGTTGCACGAGTTCTTGATCAGCCGCGCCGGCTGGTACAGCTTGCGCATGCTGATCTCGGTATCTGCGATGATCGTCTTGAGCTTTGCGATGATCTTGGCTGCTTTCTGCGAGGCACCGGTCTGGATCTCTTCGATCACCAGGATCAGCTTGTTCTCGAGGAAGTCAGTGAAGTTCTCCTCGAGCTGCTCCATGCGTAGCGAGTCGCATGCATCCCCGAGGATGGGCCTGAGCACGCGCTGGATGAACAGACCCTTGCCGGTTCCCTGTGTCCCCTGCAGCAGCCATGCGCAGTAGGTCTGCTTGCGGTGCTGGAGGATGCACGCCATCCAGTTGTTGAACGCCTCGTACTCAGGATCCTTGTCCTGGTCTATGCCCAGCAGGTGCAGGATCAGGCGCTTGGTCAGTGGCGGCAAGTCATCCCGCGGCGACGGGATCAGCTTCATGATCTCCGTGCGCTTGAACGTGTTGACGATCTTCTTGGTGTGGTCCACCACACAGGGCAGGTTGGGGTCCCATACCATCTCCCAATCCGGGATGAAGTCTCCCTTGGGCAACCCATGCTGCTTGAGGAAGCTGTGCAGCTGGTCAGCACTACGTGCCTGGCTCAGGCGAAGCGTGTCTGTCGACTCCTCGTACCAGCCATTCCAGTACGTGCTCTGGTTGAACTCACGGAAGGCCAGGTAGGTCCTGGTGCCCTCGTGCGAACGCCTGAGCGCTTCGCGTGCCTCGTTGTAGTACTGCGGGCACAGCTCCTCGGTCTTGTACGTGGGCTCGCCCTTGAAGTTGTAGATGAACTCGGGGTTGTCCTCCGGGTGGTAGTACGCGAAGCTGTCCCCGCCATTCAGGTTCAGGTAGACGAAGCCACGTTCCTGCTTGGTGCTCGTGACCACGGCCTGTTCGGGCTTGACCATGTACTCGACCATGCCGGCCTGCTTGAAGGCCGTTGCACGTCTTTTAGGCAAACCCACGCTCTCCCTGAGCTCGTTCAGCCTCTTGTCCATCATGGTTCTCAGGACTGTGACGCTCGGGATCTCGTTGGGCAGCGTTAAGGTCTCCTTTCCGCGCTTCATGTAGACCGTACGCATTGCCCCGTAGGGGTCGTGGATCCCCGTGTCGAGCTCGGGTGGCGCTATGTACAGCAGCTTGTCGTTCTGGCACGTGGTGACGTCGAGCGGCCAGGTCAGAGCGCAGCTGGTCTTGGTCAGGGCTGTCCCGGTTCTCAGGTCCGGGACGGTCAGGTTCAGGTGCTGCAGCCATTGCTTGAGCAGGGCCGGGTGCATCGGCCTGTCGAGCATCATGAACAGGTGGCAGCGCAACCCAGTTTGGGTTGGATCGATCCCAGAAGAGGCAGACCACTGGAGCACGTACGAGGTGTCCGGATAGCCGATAGCAGCCAGGAAGTCGTCAGGGTTGCGGAAATTGGCGCCATCCAGATCGAGGCAGACCCAGGCGGTCATCTCGTCTGACTTGGTGCTTCCAGCTCGAGACTCCTTGTTCAGGTCTCGGCTGAGCAGCCCTTTGAGCAGGCAGTGGCCTTGCTGGCCGTGGGCTGAGATCGTAGTGGCTAGGGTGGGAAGGTCGGGGCAGTCTTCGGCGAAGCTGGTGAACTCGTAGGCGTGGGGGTAGGCCTCTTTGACCAGGGTGCTGTTCTCGAGACGGAAACGCTTGGAGAGACGAACGCCCTCCGCTCGCAGGAAGTAGAAACGCATGGCAGGAGTCGCTTTTCTTGGGAAGGGAGACGGAAGGGTATCACGCCGGCAACTCGTAATGTTTCCCCTATCCGACACATCTTAGAGTTTTTGTGAGGAATGTGATGCTGTGAGGAACTTACGAAAGAAAGTTCAAGTGAAATTGAGAAACAGGCTGTAACCCGTTGATTTCAAATGACTCTCTCATTCTCACAGTAAAATACCACATACATTATTACAACACATAAAAAGTGGGTAAGAAGAGGGAGAAAAGGCCTCTCAAGTTACAGAGAAGGTTTGCGGGCTCGTTTTGTGAGGGCGTGCACGGGACTGTTCAGGTACGCCGCGCGACGGTAGACCGCCTCGAGCAGTTCTTCCCATCCGTTGTCTAAATACAACGCCTTGAACTTGAGCGGGGCGTTCTCGTTGCCGGTGACTGCTAGCGCGGGGTGGTCCACGTGCAGCATCTGTGCCAGCTTGGCGATGCCCATCCTCAGTTGAGTGAGCCGGTGTCGCTCGGCGCTGAGGGTGAACCCGCTGGGCAGGGCTCGCTGGACGTTGATGGCCTCGATGAGTGGTGCGGGTTTACCCGTATGTCGATTGTCACCAGGCACTCTGTGCCTCCTTGCTGCTGGGTTACCAGCTCCATGAGCTGGTCGAGGATGTCGCTGCCCGCTAGGAGCTGGAGCCTGATCTCTTGAACCGGCCCCAGTGGACCGTTTGCGTTGCTCATGGCTCGCTCCAGAACATTCTCATGATGGCTTTGTACCCCTCTTCGGGTTTGCTGAGGTCGCGGCCTTTTGTGGCTTTGAGGAAGCGCTTGTGCAGATTGTTCTGTCTTGCCAGCTCACGCTTCAGCGCTTTGTCGCTGATCTGCAGACGGATGGGCGAGTTCTTGTCCTGTCTCATAGCTTCTCGTAGGTTGTGCCGCAGTTGTCTCGTGTGGTCAGGTCTTCGACCGGTGTCGCCTCGATGACTTCACAGCCACGGATGCTGACTGGTGGCATCGGGCTTTCGACGTTGTAAGCGTAGCGCTTGTGGCCTGCCTCATCTTTGAAGGTGAGGTTCCAGAGAGGGTGTCCGTTCTTTCCTCTGTACACCCCGTCTTTGTCGAGGCCGGGGAATTTTTCAGAGTCATCCATTTTGGTTCCGTTTTGGAGGTCCCATGCTTTTTCCTGGGCCTTGAAAAAGGGGTGTCCCCCCGCCCCTGGTGGGGGCGAGGGGACGATCACCGGGTGCGTTCCTGCTCATAACAGGATCGGCCGGTGATGGGAGGCTACTTCGTCACGATGATGACGTAAACCGCGGGCTTGGCGCCCTTGGTCACCTTGGTCACCTTGGTTGCCTGGTACGGCAGTGCCGCACGCGTCACCATCCGTGAGGTCGGATCGGCGCGGTTCTTCCAGACCAGCTGTACGGGTTCGGCGATGGTCTTGAGCTGCCTGGCTTTCGCCCGTTTCGCCTTGATGGCCTTGTTCCGCATGATCGCCATGTGGGCGAGCATCTTCTTGCGGCTCCAGAGGGCGGCGCCCCATTTCTGGTTTTTGGAGGATGCGGTTGCTGTGACGCTGAGTTTCATGTCAGTTTCCAGGAGTCAGGTTAGTGAGGAAGGTCGTCGGTCATGTCGGCGATGCCGAGCTTCTTGGCCGCTTCACGGATTGCGCTGCTGCGGGCGAGTGCTGCTTCGTCCGGGATGCAGTGCTCTTCGACCCAGCTGCTGATGCGCTTGACCGCCATCTCGTGGATGATGATCTCGTCGCGAAGCCGCTGTTTCTCGTCCGGGTAGAACGCGGTTGTGCCGCGGGTCCGCAGACTGCGAGGGTTGTTTTTGTCGAGCGCCAGAGCGATGTTGCTGAGGACTCGCTGGACGATCATGTCGCGCTCGTTGCGTGGGATGCGCATCCAGTCGTTCTCGTCTCCGAAGCAGTCGAGGCTTTTGGCTTCGGCCATTACGGAGTTGAGTCGCTCGTGCATGTTCTGGCTCTTCTTCTGTGCCAGTTCGTTGGCGCGGGCCAGCGCGATCTCTTCCGAGGCGCCAAAGGTGACGCTGTCGGCCTTGATCTGTTGACGCTGCTTGTCACCAACGCGTGCTGCGTTCTCGATGTTGTTGCGAACAGCTCTCTCGAGTGATACGAAGCCGTTGATCGGCTGTTCGCCCCAGAGCAGAACCTGGTCGGGGTTGGGCAGCTTGTCGCCGGTGGCGTCATTGATGCGGCTGTACAGGAATTGCCTGAGGCCTTCGTAGATGTTGGCCTTTTGGATCGGCGTCAGTTGCACTTCGAAGCCGCTCATGTCGGTGAGCTCGTCGTGCAGATCCTGGCCGCGGGCGTTTTCGTCCTGTTCGTTGCGCTCGTCCAGCGTCGGCGGGGCCACGTCCGGTTCGAGAGCACGACGGCGCATGTTGGCCACCGCCAGGTCGAGGTTGAAGGCGACCTTGTTGGTCAGCTGGTTCACCAGTTTCGTGGCGACCAGGATGAACTCGTCGGTGATGATGTCCGCCGAGTACATGAACCATTCAAGGAAGTTCTTGTTGCCCTTCGGCTGTGTCTGCTGTTCGGGCTGTTGCGGCTTGGGTTGTTCGAAGTTGAGTGTGCCTTGGGGAACGAGATGTGTGCGAGGTTCAGTCATTTGAGGTCCTTGAGATCTGTGATGTAGCTTACGAGGATGAAGAAGTCGTCGGGTTGCAGGCCCATGTCGATGAACAGTTGCTTGGTTTCCTCCAGGAATGAGCACCGATCTTCTGGTGTCAGTTGTTCGATGGGGACGGATGTCCCATCATCGTCATAGCCTCGTGTTTCCATCCATTTCTCCCGTTGTAGATGAAGTGCCAGGATTTCTCCTGGCACTCACGAGGTACGCTCGCCGCCATCAGGCGGCGGCTTGCGTATTTGCGGTGGCGCGCTGACGCTCCCTACGGAGCGAGCGGGCGAAGCCACGTTGGACGCGGGCGGGCCGACGGGGCTTGAGCCATTTCGAACGTGCGCGCTCCATCGCTTTTTTGTGGCGAGCGATGCGACGGGCTTTGTTCACTGGGGCTCTGTTTGCGTAGCTCTTGTTGCTCGGGGCACGGCCGTTCCTGCCGATCTTCGCGCTGTTGCCTTTGCTGCCCATACTCTTCTCCTACGTTGAAAATGAAGATTGTGGTTCCGATGACGCCTGTGATGATGCAGAGCCAGAGCACGTATGCGTCTGCCCAGACGTCGAAGTGGTTGATGAGCTTCATCATCCAGCTTTGGTGGTCTTCGGGGCTTTCCATAGCTGCTTCTCCTCCAGGTCGGTGCCGCATGGAATGTTGTCGTTGATGGGGTCGGGCAAGTCTTTGCGCTCGTGGCCCGTGAGGAACAGGATGAGTTGCGACAGCACTCCCGGGTCGATCTGGGGGTAGTGGCACTGGGTGATGTTGCCGATCAGGCGCAGCAGTTCGTCCCGTGCGAGTTGTTCGGCTGCCATCCAGTCGCTCCCTTTTCTCCTGGAGCACAGGTTGCGGTAGGCGGCGTCCCAGAACAGGGCGGCTTGCTCGAGCTGACCGATGTACTGTTCCTGGTAGTTATGCGTTCGGATCATGTTGAGCATTGGGTATGGCCTCGTAGATCTTGTAGGTCTTGCTGCTGACCCCATGCGAGATGGGGTACAGCAGAGCAAGGACCGGGTGTGAGAAGGGCGGCGAGATGGCCTTGACTTGGCCATCTGCGTCGCGAAAGCCGGCGATGAATTGCCGGCCGTCGAAGTTGACGTTGAGGTCGAAGCTCATTTGGCGTAAGCCTCCCAGTTGGCTATCTTGCCGGGATGGTAGCCATCCTTGTCGATATAGCCTACTGCCCACCGGCCCAGGGATGTGCAGGTGGAGAGCATGAGGCCTGCTACGGCTGCAGCCATGACACCGGTGAAGGTGCCATAGTGCAGCACGTAGGCGACGACTGAGCCGGTTATGTCCACTGTGAGTGGCCAGCCCAGCATCTTCAGGACCATGTGACGGGGAAGCTTGATCACCAGGGCCAGGAATCCGAGGAGGATGATGACGCCTGATTCGATGATCATGTGCTACTCCGCGTTGTCGTTGATGAGCCCCCCCGGGGTGCCGTGGAGCTTGATCAGATCGCTGATGGAATTCAGCGTGATCGTGTACATGGCCAGCTTGGACCTGTCGGCTTCCAGCGATTTCTCCATGCTTTCGAGGAGCTCGTTCTGCTGCTGGAGCTTCTTCATGGCTTCGCTGTAGTCTTTCCAGACCTTCTGGAGGTAGGCGCGTTCCTCGTTGAGCTTGAGCTCGAGGGCGTTGATCGCGCGGCGGTGTGTTCCAACGGTGACGATGAAGGGCATTTGTTTCTCCTGAATCGTGTTGAGGATGAGGACCCATGTGGCCCTGGCGGACTTGAAAGGTGGGGCACAGCTGGGGCTGTCGCCCCAGCTGCTTCTTGGGCTTTAGCCGGTGATGGCGGCTTTGGCCCTGGCGTCCACCTTGAGCAGGTGGCGGTAGATGGCCCGGCGCTGGACCAGCGGCCGGTTTTCGCACTTCCGGAGGTAGGACGCGCGCCTGTCGGCGCTGGCCCTGCGGAGCTTGCGGAGGACAGCCTTGAGGCCGGAGATCGACCAGGGCTGGGCGTTCCGCGTCTCGATTCCGGTCGTCTTGACGACGACGTGAGTGCGGGGAGCGGGCGCAGGCGGCGTTGCCTGCTGCTGGAGGGCTTCAAGCTTCTGGAGAGCGGCTTCCAGGGCGGCTTTGAGCTCGGTTTTGGTCATGGTGGTCATTGTTGACTCCTGGCTAGTTGGGACGAAGGGGACGGGCTGCTAGTACACGCACTGCTCGGCACGGAGCTTCCGGGCTTCCCAGCGCTCAGATGCGGAGGCCGCAGCGTTCTCGACGAAGCGCTTGAGCGTGGGGATGTGCGTCGGATCTGCACCGCGGTCGCGGAGCATCAAGACGCCGATGGCGTGGCAAACGCTGATGACGAAGGCGGCTGCAATCGCCAACCACGTCACGCCGAGCATCGGGGTTACGAGAGCCAGGTAGCCTGCGAATGCGAGGTATCCATGGCCGAAGTCGACAAAGAATTGCAACACGCTCGGCTGTTCGCGAACAACCGGTGAGCTGTGGCTACGTACGAAGCGCATAGTTCCCCCTTACGGAGTGTGAGGTTGCAGGATGTGAAGCACTGAGCACTGCGTGCTTCGAGCTAAGAGGTACGCCCCGCGCCGTCAGGCGCGGTGAAATGCGTAGAGAAATCCTGAGAACTCAGCCACAAGGGGTTGTTTTTCCACGGAGTGGGACTCCGAATCCGAAGTCGGGTAGGCCTTCGGTAGGGAGGGGGAGGGGGCTCCTGAGACGGACAAACACCAATTTTTATGGCGCGGAGCATGTGTGCTTACAGCATGGATAAGTACTCGACTGGCGCCATTCAGATTTCTGTAGGAAAATCAGCGGGATATGTCCAGATCCGTCATCTCACCCGTACGCACGTATACGGCGCCGCTCAACCCAAAGCAGCGGAAGGTCGCACAGCTCGTTGGGGCGGGCGAATCCTGGGCTTCGGCGACCCGAAAGGCCGGGTACGCGCATGAAGCGTCCGCCGTTCCGCTGAAAAAGGACCCCCGCGTGCTCGAGCTCGTAGCGAAAGAACAGTCCAAGCACGAAGCGGTGCTGCAGATGTCCCGCGAGAAGGTGATGAACGGGCTCATGGAGGCGGTTGACATCGCCAGGATTCAAGCCGAGCCGGCCACGATGGTCAAAGCGTGGGCGGAAATTGCCCGGATGTGCGGGTACTACGCTCCCGAGGCGCGCAAGATCGACATCTCGATCTCAGCGAAGCGCCTTGTGGACAAGTTCGAGACCATGAGCGATGACGAGCTCCTCAAGCACGCCGAAAAAGAAGTCCTCGAGCTCTCCTACGTCGAAAAGTCGCAGGAAGAAGCCGCTCTACTCCCAAACCAAGACGTGTAAGGTATGCGGAACTACGTACGAAAGGGGTCGAGTAGCGGCCAAACAGTGGAAAAACAGTCGGTACTGCTCGACGAAATGCCGCGGAGTAGGGAAAAAGGCGGAAAGTGGCCTTCCCGATTCAAAAAACTGCGAGCAGTGCGGCAAGGAATACCAGTTGAACCCGAGGCTGACTCGCGCTCAGCGCGCAGAATCGCGGTTTTGCTCCAACGAATGCCGTACGACGAACTCGAGGACGCCGGAGAGTAGGGCGCAGAGCGCAGTTCGCAGTTCCAAGGCCCAAGGAGTGTTGCCTTTCAGCGAAGAACAGCTGAAGGATCCGAAGTTTGCGGCCGTAGTTCGGGAACTTGCGAGCCGTGTGTTAGCACGCAGGAGCCTGCTGCAATTTACACGGAAGACCCACCCCAGCTACCAGGCTGGATGGGTCCACGACGACATCTGCCGCAGGCTCGAACGGTTCTCGCGGCAGGTGATCGAGAAGCAGAGCCCCCGGCTGATGCTCCTGATGCCACCGCGGCACGGAAAATCGGAGCTGGCCAGCATCAGGTTCCCGGCGTGGCACCTCGGGCACGCGCCGCACCACGAGCTCATCAACGTCGGGTACAACCTGGACCTCCCGATGAAGTTCTCCCGCAAGGTCCGGGAGATCCTGCGCGATCCGCTGTACCGGGCCATGTTCCCGGAGACGGTTCTCGACCCGGATTCGCAGTCCGTGGAGGCGTGGAACACGACGATGGGCGGCGGGTTCCAGGCCGCGGGTGTCGGCGGCGGCATTACGGGTAAGGGCGCGCACATCCTGCTGGTCGACGACCCGATCAAGAACATGCAGGAGGCGGACTCGGCGGTCATCCGCGACACCCTCTGGGATTGGTATCTATCAACGGCGTATACCAGGCTGGCGCCCGGCGGCGGCGTGCTGGTCATCGAGACGTGGTGGAACGACGACGACCTGGCCGGGCGGATCCAGCAGGCGATGAGGGAAGACGACACGACCGACCAGTTCGAGATCGTGAAATACCCTGCGCTTTCAGAGACTTACGAGTTCCGGCACCTAGAAACCCTGGAGATTTTCAGGATTTCGCCGCAGGCTGGCATGGAGTCCGCCACAGCGGAGGAGGTGCTGCATACCGCGGTGGAAAGCAAGGCTTTCGGCGGAAGTGTGCAGGACTACGAGCCGCTGCGGGTGCCCGGGGAGGCGCTGCACCACGACAGGTACGACGAGGCTTCGCTGCAGCGCATCAAGTCGGTCCAGGCGCCGCGGATCTGGTCGGCGCTGTACCAGCAGAACCCGATCCCGGACGAGGGCCTGTACTTCAAGAGGGAGTACTTCCAGACCGCGCCGGCGTGGCCGGAGCTGTACGGAGTGAACGCGTACACGGCGTGGGACTTCGCCATCGGGGAGAAGCAGCAGAACGACTTCACTGTCGGCGCGACGATCATCCAGGACGAACACGACCAGCTCTACGTTGCGGAGATCGTGAGGTTCAAGGGAGACAGCTTCACCATTGTCGAGGCGATCCTCGACGCAGCAGACAGGTGGGGCACGCACCGCACGGTTCCGTACCTGATGGGCTTCGAGGACGGGCAGATCTGGCGCTCCATCGAGCCGCTGCTGAGAAAACGGATGCTCGAACGCAAAAAAAGCCCGCCATATGAGATACTTAGACCCCTGACGGACAAGATTGCTCGAGCTCGAGCGCTACAGGGCCGTATGCAGCAGGGACGCGTGTACTTTCCGGAGAGCGCGTCCTGGAGGTCCGATACGGAGTTCGAGCTCCTACGTTTTCCCGGCGGTGTCCACGACGACATCGTCGACGCCCTTGCCTGGGCGGTGAATCTCGTCGTGGGTAGACCCGCGCCGCGCAAACAGGCGCCGAAGGAGCTTCCGTCTTGGAAGGACCGACTGGACGAGCTGGTTCGTGGGCTGACGAGCACGTCGCACATGGCGGCGTAGCGGAGTCGGTCGCGTGCAAGCTCAAGGGACACGACAAGGCCATGTTCATGCGAGGTAAAGGGTACGTGTGGGAGGCCAAGTGTTCGCACTGCGGCGCTGCGCGCCCTGACCTGACCGTGGACCTCACTCCTTTTTCTCCCGTAGGGATGCTGGGGCGCTAGATGGGTTGCTGCAACGACGTCAAGTTCAAGAAGGGTTGGGGCAAAGCCATCGCGCAGGAAGGCCTGTGTTTCCGGTTCGTGCAGGCCAAGACGCTCACCTACATCAACGAAGGTGACATCGCGGTTCCCACCGGCGACTACATCGTGAAGTGCCCTTCGCTCGAGCTCACGTTCAAGGTGAGCGCCGCGGACTTCGACAAGTTCTTCGACAAGCTCCTTGAGGTAGAAGATGCCAGTTGATGTAAGCAAGGCCGGCGACGTCTGGCTCCGCTACCAGTACGTTCGCGACAACGGGCACACGGACTTCGTCAAGAAGGCGAAGCGGTGCGAGGACTACTTCACCGGGATCCAGTGGGATCCTGCAGACGTCGCGCTGTTGAAGTCGCAGCGGCGTCCCGCGCTCACGATCAACAAGATCATCTCGACCGTCGCCAACGTGATGGGCGAGCAGATCTTCAACCGCACGGACATCGCGTTCCGCCCGCGCAACGAAGGCGCGACGCAGGAGATCGCTGACACCCTTACCAAGGTGTTCATGCAGATCAGCGACAACAACCAGCTCGAGTGGACGCGCAGCGACGTGTTCGCGGACGGCATCGTCACATCACGCGGCTTCTACGACGTGCGCATGCGCTTCTCCGACAGCCTGCGCGGCGAGGTAGAGGTGTCGCAGCTGAATCCGAAGAACGTGCTGATCGACCCGGACGCCGAGGACTACGACCCGGATCGGTGGGGCGACGTCATCGTCACCAAGTGGATGAATGCCGACCACATCGCGCTGCTGTACAACAAGGAAGACGCCGAAGACTTGAAGAAGATGGACAAGTCGTTCTGGCCGTTCAACTACGACATCGTCGACCGTGACCGCGACAGGTTCGGTACCGACCGCGCGAGCGTGTATGGCGGCTCGTTCGGCGAGATGCGCCACCTCATGCGCTACATCCGCGTGATCGAGCGCCAGCACAAGGTGCTGGACAACATCGAGCACTTCGCGAACCTGCGCATGGGCGACCTCCGCGCAGTTCCAGGCGCGTGGGACCGCGACAGGATCTCTGCGTACCTCATGAACAACCCGGACCTCGTCGTCATCAAGAAGCGCGTCCCGCGCATCCGGTGGACGGTGGTCGCCGACAAGTTCGTGCTGCACGATGACTGGTCGCCGTACAAGCACTTCACCGTGGTGCCGTTCTTCCCGTTCTTCCGCCGCGGCCGCACTGTCGGTCTCGTCGAGAACCTGCTCGGCCCGCAGGAGTACCTCAACAAGATCACATCGCAGGAACTGCATGTCGTCAACACGACCGCCAACAGTGGTTGGAAGGTGAAGACCGGGTCGCTGACGAACATGACCGCAGGCGAGCTCGAAGCGCGCGGCGCCGAGACTGGCCTTGTTCTCGAACTTCAGGACGTGAATGACGCAGACAAGATCGCACCCAACCCAATTCCTTCTGGCCTTGATCGGCTTACCTTCAAGGCAGAGGAGTACATCAAGTCGATCTCTGGTGTTTCCGACTACCGCACCGGCAACGCCCGCGAGGACGTCTCCGCGAAGGCCGTGGCCAAGAATCAGGCTGCGAGTTCCGCGAACACCGCAAAGGTGATGGACAACCTGATGCGCACGGACAACCTGCTGGCGAGGAACATCCTCGACATCGTGCAGGAGTACTACACCGAAGAGCGGTTGGTGCACATCACGACGGACAAGCTGCTGAACACCACGGAGCAGATCACGGTCAACCAGATGAACCCGGAAGGCGTGATCGTCAACGACCTGACTCTTGGCGAGTATGTCGTGGTGGTGACCACGCAGCCGGAGCGCGACACGTTCGAGGACTCGCAGTTCGACCACGCCATTGCGCTGCGCAAGGAAGGCGTGCAGCTGCCGGACAAGTACATCATCAAGAGCTCGAAGCTGCGCGACAAGGCAGAGATCGTCAAGGCAATGGAAGAAGCGGAGACCTCGCCCGAGGCGCAGGAGCAGAAACAGCTCGCGCTCGAGATGCAGCGCGGCGAGGCGCGCAAGGTCCACGCAGAAGCAGATGCCAAGACCGCAGATGCGCAGAAGAAGATGTCGGAGGCCAACATGGCCACCGACCAGAATGCCGAGTTCGTTGCTAAGATGGCCGAGCTCGAGCAGGAGTTCGAGCTCAAGAAACGCGAACTGGAATTCGAGATGCAGCTGGAGACCATGAAGGCCCAGCAGGAACTCGAGATCGAGCGCATGAAGGCACAGAACAAGTTGCAGATCGAGCGCGAGCTCGCCGAGGGCAAGAAGGCCCTGGTGGACGCGCAAGTCACTGCAACACATGCTCAGGCAGCCGCAACCATCAAGACGGCCGACGCAAAGGCCGAGGCGATGAAGAAGGCTCCTGCAACCGCCGCTGCCAGCGGCACGGGAAGTCCCGCCGACACGGGGACGAAGCCTAAAAAGGGTGAGTGATGCCTCCAGCAGAAGGTGACCGCGGGGATGATTTCGTCCCCACTGACGAGGAAGTGAAGAAGCCGGCAGCGCCGGCGGAAGAGGAAGAAGAGCAGAAGCCCGCAGCCGAAACCAAGCCCGACGAGGGCGAGGAAGGCACGGAGGCGAAAGCCGACGAGGGCGAGGAAGGCGACGACAAGGCGGGCGAGCGCAAGCCGCCGCGCATTCGCATTCCGAAGGAACGCCTCGACCAGGAGATCGCCAAGCGCCGCGCGGCAGAACAGCGCGCTGCTGAGCGTATCCAGGAGCTCGAGAGGCAGATCCAGGCGCAGCGCCAGTCGGCCAACGTCACAGACATCGAGAAGAAGATCGCTGAGCTGGACGAGAAGTACGACGACGCCATCTCGGAAGGCGAGAAGTCGAAGGCCAAGGAGTTCCGCACTGAGATTCGCAGGCTGGAACGGGACCTGTCCCGCGCCGAGGCCACGAACGCCGCCCTGAACGCCAAGCAGGCTGCGGTCAACGAGCTGCGGTACGACATGGCGCTGTCCCAGGTCGAGATGGACTACCCCGAGCTGAACCCGGACGACGAGGAGAACTTCGCGCCCGAGCAGGCCCAGGAGGTCGCCGACCTGATCGACGCCCTCAAGGCCAAGGGCAACTCCCCGGACGCCGCGCTGCGCAAGGCGGTGAAGTACGTCATGGGGCCGCCGAAGCGGGCCAAAGAGGCCGCCGACAAGGCGGACCGGGACGTCGAGCGCGACGGTCTTCGCCGCCAGCGCGAGGAAGACGCGCGCAAGAAGGTAGCGGACGCCGCCCGCCGTCAACCCGCCCGAACGGATGAGGGTTTGGACCACGACAAGGCCGGCACCGGCGGTAAGATGACCGCCCAGCAGATCTCGAAGATGTCTCACGACGAGTTCGTGAAGATCGACGAGGAGGCGCTGCGCCGCGCCAGGGGTGACGACCTATGATGGACGACAGGCAGTTCAACCCCGACGAGTTCGTGATCTGGCTGCACGGCTATGCCGCAGCAAAACCTGACGTTCTGGACGACAGGACACGCGCTGCCTTGCAGGGCGTCATTGCGTTCATGACCGGGCGGAAGCTCCGCGGCATCGTCGAGCGGACCTACACGGACGACTGGCAGGCAAAGCAGCCGGCAGAACGGATCTACACGGCACCAAGCACGGCACCGCCCCCGGTTTCATGGGGGCAATGCCAGACGGTTAGCAAAACGTGAGCATTTGCTAACGTATTAGCGGCGGACTATGATTCGCCTTACGCGTCCCCGGGGGTTCGCCTCCGGGGTTGTTCTGTCGACATGAACCCCCTCCCCAAGGAGCACAGCCATGGCTGGCAAAATCGTTGCAACCACCACGTACAACACGGACGTGCACAGCATCGTTCGTCGGTACAACCGAATGATCGTCGAGATGGTGAAGTCGCAGTCGTCGGGCGTCAGCCTGACCAACCCCTTCGACATCGCCCGCCTGACGGCTTACGTCGAGGCGATGGCCAATTACCAGGCCTTCATCGTGTCGCAGCCGCTCCTGGATTGCCCGGAGACCGGCCCGACCGAGATGCCCCTGCCGCCGAACGCGGACGTACCCGTCATCGAGAACGAGTCGCTTGCCGACGCCGTTGCGCTGATGGAAATCGCCCGTGACGAGATCGCCAACAGCCAGTCGAGCCGGCTGCCGACGAACCTGATGTCGTTCGACTACGAGCGTCAGGCGTCGTATCTGGCCAAGATCCGCAAGCTGATGGAGTACATCGCCAAGAGCGAGCCTCTGGACCTCCCGGAGTCGAGCCCGATGGCTGATGTTTCCGGACGCGGCATCGTCGGCGTCTAATGGGAAGTGTTCCGGTCGAATTGCCTCCTGTGGGCACTTAGGCAGCGGATACGGTATGGGGGGAGCCTCCACATGAGGCGTTCCCCCCATGCTTTGCTTCCTAGGTTCCTGTGGAGGACGCTCGACGGACGTTTCTGGTACTACGGCCCGCTGTTCCCTCGAAGGGACTGGCGGGCCTTTTTTCACAAGATCTGGTTCCGCGGCGAAGTGAGGGAATGCGATGAGACTGGGCGACAGATTGTGCGAAGACGAAGGCCCCAGGCCTGAGCTCGACCCCTGGTGGCGGCGCAGCGCGGCGACCAGCTGCGGGACGTGCCTGTGGTTCTCGGAGAGGCCGAACTACATCGTCGGCCGCTGCCGGAAGGCCTGTGTGACGGGGAGCTCAGCTACCGTGACGCGCCAGAACTGGTGCAGCGAACACCGCACGGACGACAAAAGGTTCTGCGCATAACTGTGTTTGTTTGCACGGACGTAAGTCTTTGATCTATCATACGTCCTACGGCCATCTGCCCCGACAGCGCAGAGCGAGTACCGACCTCGTCAAAGTCGACCGCAAGAACGCGAGCCCGCGGCGTTACGCAGGGTTTGGGGTTGACTTTTCCTAGCGAGGTGGCCTGAATGGCTCTTACCAATTTTGCAAACCTGACGGACGAGCAGAAGACCGTCTGGTCGCTGGACCTGTGGAAGCAGGCCCGCAACTACTCCTTCGTGAACAAGTTCCTGTCGAAGGGCGCGAACAGCGTCATTACGCACGTGGACGAGTTGACGAAGTCCGAAAAAGGCGCGCGCGCCGTCATCACGCTGCTCTCCGACCTGGTCGGCGATGGCGTGGCTGGTGACCGCACCCTGGAAGGCAATGAAGAGGCCCTGCAGACTTCGGATCAAGTGATCCGGATCGACCAGGTCCGTCATGCGAACCGTCACGAAGGCCGTATGGCCGACCAGAAGTCGGTCGTGCGCTTCCGCGAGAATTCGCGCGACGTGCTGGCCTACTGGATGGCCGACCGTATCGACCAGCTGGCTTTCCTGACGATGTCGGGACAGGCGTACACGCTGAAGAACAACGGTGCTCCGCGCGTAGGCTCGGATCTGCCGTTCCTGGAGTACGCCGCTGACGTGGCCGCTCCGACTTCGCAGCGCGTGGTTCGCTGGGACGTCAACGGTGCGACGAAGACCCTCATCACCTCGGGCGCTGCGACCGCTGACGTCGCCGCTACCGACACCCCGATGTGGGAGCTGTTCGTCCAGCTGAAGGCGTATGCCAAGGACCAGTACATCCGCGGCGTGAAGGACGGCGACGGAGAGGAGACGTTCCACGTCTTCCTGACGCCGCAGGCCATGGCCAAGCTGAAGCTCGACGACACGTTCATGCTGAACGTCCGTCATGCGATGGAGCGCGGCTCGAAGAACCCGCTGTTCACCGGCTCGACGATCAAGATCGACGGCATGTACTTCCACGAGTTCCGCCACGTCTTCAACACCGCCGGCGCTGCCAGCGGCTCGAAGTGGGGTTCAGGCGGTCTGGTGGACGGCTGCCAGATCCTGTTCGCTGGTGCGCAGGCGCTCGGCATGGCCGACATCGGTGCCCCGACGTGGGTCGAGGAAGGTTTCGACTACGAGAACCAGCAGGGCATTTCCGTCGGCAAGATCTTTGGCTTCCTGAAGCCGAAGTTCAAGTCGATCTACAGCGGCAACACCACGCAGGACTTCGGCGTGATCAGCTGCTACGCCGCACAGTAACGGAGGCCCATAAATGGCAAAGCTGAATCCAACCCGCGCGGCGCAAGTGCCGCTTGTCGCCACTTTCGAGTGGAACTTCGATGACACGATGGCCAACACGGCCGGAACTGTCACCGGCTTCGAGGCGTCCGACGCCAAAGATGTGCTCCAGCTTCCGCCGGGTGCCATCGTTGTCGGCGGCGAGCTGGTCGTCGATACGCTGTTCAACGCCACGGGCGCCGCTACGGTGTCCGTCGGTGACAGCGGCTCGGCTACTCGCTACCTCGGTGCGACGACCCTGAAGACCGCGGCCCGCACGGCGCTCGTGCCCACCGGCTACAAGAACGTGAGCGGCCTCGCGGTTCGCCTGACGTTCTCGTTCGCCGATCTGGACGCGACGCAGGGCAAGGCCCGCGTCAATGTGTCGTACATCATCGACGGCCGTGCCGATCAGGTGGTGTAATAGAGCAATACCCGGGGGGCCTCGGCCCCCCGGTTTCCTTCTGCCCACTGGAGTTCCACAATGCCAATGATGGTCTTGCGTCGCAACTACTGGTTGTCGACAACGAAAGGTCACTCTGTGATGTTCCAGGCAGGCGTTCCGGTCTACGTCGCTCCCTCAATCGTCGCCGACGCGGTGGCCATTGGTGCGGACCCCGTAGACGGGGAGGTCGACATCACGCCGCAGGAGCCGAAAGGCCCCAACACCGGCCCCGCCGACAAACTGCTCCGGGATCAACAGATCCTGGATGCGATCAACCTGCTGGTCGCGGAGAATCACCGCGACTCGTTTGCCGCTTCCGGCGTTCCCAAGTCGGAGGCCGTTTCGAAGCTGGTCGACTACAAGGTCGACAAGCGCGAAGTCCAGGCTGTGTGGACTGATCGGTCCGAGCGCATGGCGCGCGGCGAACTGGATGTCAACGGCTTCAAGGTTGAGTAATGGACACGACCGAACTGTATACCCGCTTCCGGGCAGACGTTTTCGACGCGAGGGAACCTTACCTGTGGTCGGACACCGAAGTCTTTCAGTACATGGATGCGGCGTACAAGCAGTTCGTTCGGCTCCAGGGAGGCATAGCAGACGCTTCGTCTGACGTAACACAGATCCCGATCTCGACCGGCGATCCGTGGGTCTCCCTGAGCCCTCTTCTCCTATCCATCCGGCGCGCCAGCCTGCTGTCAAACGGCAGGACGGTGGCCATCGTGAACCACGCGGACCTCGACTCCTACGTCGGGTCGTACGACTACGGCGTGCCGAAGCCGCCGCGGATCGACGGCACGCCAGGCGAGGTCCGGTTCATGGTGACGGACATGGAGCAGGACCGCGCGCGTCTGATCAACGTGCCGCTGGTCGACGACACGCTTCAGCTGATCGTCTATCGGCTGCCGCTCAAGCCCCTCACGGGCAAAGGCGCGAAGATCGCCGAGGTACACGACCAGCACCATGAGTACCTCCTGAAGTGGATGAAGCACCTGGCGTACAGCAAGCAGGACACCGAAGCGCGCAACGACAAGCTCGCTGATCGGTTCGGCGCAGAGTTCACGCGGTACTGCGAACAGGCCAGGCAGGAACGGACTCGGCGCGAGCACAAGGTGCGCGTCGTCGCTTACGGGGGCCTCTGATGCCAGCGCAGATCGATCTCGAGATCCTACAGGGCAGCACGTTTGATTACCTCCTCACCTGGTATCACGGCCAGGAGATGCGGGCGATCACGAACGTCACCTCCACGGCCCCCGCCGTGGTGACCGCCCCTGCGCACGATCTCCCCGTGAACGTGATCCCGGTCCGGATCCAGAACGTGAAAGGGATGCGGTTTCCGGCGGACACGCTGCGCGCCCAGCGCATCGATACCGCTACGTTTAAGCTGCTGGATACGGACGCCTCGTCGCTGGGGACGTACCGTAGCGGCGGCACGTTGGTCTACAACCCCCCGGTGTCGCTTGTAGGCTACAGCGCCCGTATGCACATCCGGAAGTCGCTCGCCGACACCACGGTCATTCTCGCTTTGACTGACACCGACGGCACCATCGTCCTCGGTGGGTCTGAGGGGAGCATCCAGCTGCTTGTTCCTCCTGCCACGACGAAGG